ATGGCAACCACCTGGGCAAGAGTCGAGGATTACACGGGGTTGATGTTTCGGGAGCATCCCACCAGACGACATGGCCCACTTCCGGATCGGCTTTTTGGATACCGGATGCAGGTGGGGAAAAAGCGCCGTTTTGAAATCATCGGCTGGGCATCGGCGGGCTGGACCCCCAAGAAAGCCATGATCGAGATGGAGCGTTTGCGAGAGGCCGCGAAAAGCGGAACAGGCCCCGCGTCCAGAGCCGAAAAGAAGGCCCAGGCCGACGCGCAAAAGCTGGCCGAAGCCGAAGAGGCCGCTCGGCTGGAACGCGAAAACGTGACCGTGGAGGAGTTTTTCAATCAAGAATACTTCCCCCTCCAAAAAGACGACCACAAGAGCGTCCGTGGCGTTCAGCGCGAGGAGGAGCTTTTCCGCCTGTGGATCGGCCCGGCCATCGGCAAAGCCAGCATCAAAGACCTGGGGGAAATCCATATCCAGAAGGTCAAGCGGGCCATGCTCGACGCCGGAAGGTCTCCACGCACCGTTGAATATGCCTTCGCCGTGATCCGACAGATCGTGAACCTTGCCCGGCAACGTGGCATCTACGCCGGAGACTCCCCTACCCGTCTGGTGAAGAAGCCAACCAAGGACAACAGGCGTCATCGTTTTCTCGAGGAGGACGAAGCGGCCCGTCTACTGGATGCACTGGCGGAAAAGAGCTTCCAGGTCCGGGATATTGCGTTGCTGTCCCTGCATACTGGATTGAGGGCCGGGGAAATTTTTGCCCTTACCTGGGCAGACGTGGCCCACGACGGCTTGAAGGTCACGGACACCAAAAGCGGCAAAAACCGAGTGGTGCCACTGAACAGCACCGCACGGGCGATGCTCGACGCCCGGCGTCCGGAAGATGCCGCCCCCGGTGGGCTTGTTTTCCCGTCCGAAAAAGGAACAAAGATCGGGCAAGTCTCCCAGACATTTGTAAAAGTTGCCGAAAGGTTATTCAACCAGGGTGTGGACGATCCCCGGGACCGGGTTGTTTTCCACACCCTGCGGCACACTTTCGCCAGTTGGCTGGTTCGGCGTGGCACGCCTTTGATTATTGTGGCGAAGCTCATGGGGCATTCTACAACGGCCATGACTGAAAGATATTCGCACCTTGCCCCGGGCGATTTGCGGGCCGCTGTTGCCACCTTGGAGACCGCGCCCGTCAAATCCCGGCCCGCACCGCCCAAAAAAATCGTCATCAATTTCCCAAAATAACCCGAACGACAACATAACCCACCGAAAGCCCAGGAGAAAAAAATCTTGGGCTTTTCTTGTGCGTGTGCCGTGCTACGTTGACTTTCTTAAAATGCTTCTCTACAATCATTTTCATGGCAAGGAAAACGGCCGCAGAAGTCCGGCCTCAGATTAAGACCCTCGAAGACGCTCGTGTGATTGAATACGCCGCGTCTGACCTCTACGCTCTGGGATTGACCCGTGGCGACCTTACGGCGTGGGAAGGCGAGGTCATCACGCCTGACCCGTCCCGAGAATCTGGCCGTCACCGTCGTTTTTCGCTTTTCAACCTCGTGGAAGCCCACTGCGCAAAAAAAATGTCTTCGTGTCTGAAGACCTCGACGATCCGCAAGATCATGGACGCGATTCGCAACCTCATGCGTCAGCGCGGTTGGTGCGACTATTACACAGTTTTTGAGGGGTGGGACAATCCCCTGTTGTTTAATGTGACTGTCCAGAGCCATCCTGGCGTGGGTGAATTTGTAGACATAGAGTACGAAGACGAACAAGCATTTACTAAAAATAGCGGGTTTATTATCAGGGTCAACCTCACTGCAATGGCAGAAGATGTTTTGAACTACTTGATGTATGGTAGTTTTGCACGGCCATTTGACGTTCTGGCTAATAAATATCTTGTTTTTGATGAAAAAAAATCACGACTTGGAGCTTGCAAAGATTGCAACGCGGCCATTGAAAGCGAGCGCGATGGTTGCGTTTACTGCAAATACTATCAGGAAGATATGCCGGATGATCTAAATTGCGTCGCGTTCTCTCCCAAAAAGGAGATTTTAAGGGCACCAATAGTCGAATTACTGAGTTAAACCCCTGGCCGGGCCAGCACGCCAATGCTGACCCGGGCCGAGGGGCGCAAAGTGGACCCGAGGGCACGCCAATGCCCAGCGAGACCAGCAAGTACGACAACCTGCCTCTCGCACATCCCCCCACGAAGCGCAACCCGGCTTTCCAGGATAACCCCGCCCAGCGGCGGGCTTCTGGAGCAGAGCCATGCCCGATTCCTCCCCCACCTACTCCGTCTCGACTGATGTTTTTGACGACATGGCAGCGCAATGGCCGTCGGCAATCGTGGCCCGCCGCATGATCCGCGAGTTCACGGGCGGTCTCATTTCCCCCAAGACCATGGCGAACCTTGACTCCCTTGGACAAGGCCCTGAAGGCCGCTTCATCGCCAACAGTGCTACGGCCTACCCCGTGAAAAATTTCGTGTCCTGGTTGCGTGGGCGGTCGAAATAGCCATGGGCACCATCGTGGTTCGCGGCGATCCCCTCGTTGTTATTCGCCAGTCGGACTTGAAACGCATCATCGATACTGCAAAGTTTTACAAAATGCAGTCGATAGAGCTTTCACAACGTGTTCTTGAATTGTTGCGTGATGAGTTCAACAGGATCGAGGCGCAAAATGAATAGTGAGATATTGCAAGCGGCCCTTGAACATGAGCGGCTTGGGCACTCCGTGATCCCACTGCGACCGCGTGGGAAAAAGCCGCTATTGGACTCCTGGAAGGAATTTCAGGGCCGCCGCGCCTCGCCCGACGAAATTCGCACCTGGATTGAACAGTGGCCAGACATGAACCTAGGGCTTGTGACCGGCCGGGTTTCGGGGATTGTCGCCGTAGACATTGACGGTCCCAAAGGTGCGGAATGGGCCGAGGTTAACCTTAATAAAATTGCGGTGCAAAGCACCGGGAAAGATTCAGGATTTCACATCTTTTTCCGGCAAAATGGCGTCGCCGTAAAAAACGCCGTCCGGGTCACCCCCGAAGTCGATGTGCGCGGTGACGGGGGCTATGTCGTCATTTCCCCAAGCGTTCACGAAAATGGCAAAAAGTATTGCCTCCATTTCGCAGAGGGCAAGACATGGGCCGACCTCCCAGATTGGAAGGGACTCCCAGGCGTAGACAAAAAGCAGGCGGCCGGGGGGCATCCAGGACAAAAAACCAGCGAGGAGACTCGTTACGGGACCGCCGCCCTCAAAAGCGAAATCGAAACGCTCGTTAAAGCCGAGGCCGGAACCCGGAATGACGCGCTGACCCGAGCTGCGTTCAATCTGGGCCGACTGATCGGCCGGGGGCATCTTGACCATGAAAACGTCCAGACCGCCCTGCTCGACGCGATCCAGCAGTGGGATGGGCTTGATTTACCAAAATCGACAAGCACTATTGAGCGCGCGCTCGTGGATGGAGCAAAGAACCCAAAAGGCCCGGACCCGATTTTAGATCAATTTCCCCCAACCGAGGACGGCGTTGCCCAGGCGTTCGCGGCGCGGCACGGGGAACAGCTTCGCTTTTGTCATGACACCGGGGCTTGGTTCAGGTGGGACGGCGGGCGATGGATCCAAGAGCGGACGCACTTGGCTTTTGACTGGGTTCGCGACCTGTGCCGAGAGATGCCCGGAAATGCAAAAGAGACCAAAACGCTGGGGCGCGCAAGTACCGCACGGGGAGTCGAGGCATTCTGTCGTGCGGATCGGGTTTTTGCCGTGACGTCACAGGCGTGGGACGCTGATCCGTTCCTTTTAGGAACCCCCGGGGGCACTGTTGACCTTCGCACTGGCAGGGTGTTCCCCGCTGCTCAAGGCGATTACATCACGAAGTCAACGTCCGTGACCCCCGCCGATGCGCCAGACTGCCCAATCTGGAAACGCTTTATCGACGAAGCAACAGAAAAGGATGCAGACCTTCAGAGATTCATGCAACAGATAGCTGGCTATTCTCTGACTGGTGACATCCGCGAACACGCCTTGTTTTTTGTTTATGGCCCCGGGGGCAACGGCAAATCCGTTTTTTTGAACACTTTAACCAACATCCTTGCCGACTATGCCACCACGGCGGCCATGGACACCTTTACCGCTTCCAAAGCTGACCGCCATCCTACCGACTTGGCCATGCTTCGCGGTGCGCGGCTGGTATGCGCCAGCGAAACCGAAGAGGGCCGGGCATGGGCGGAATCCAGGATTAAACAGTTGACCGGGGGCGACAAGATCAGCGCCCGCTTTATGCGGCAAGACTTTTTCACTTTCACGCCGTCGTTCAAGCTTATTATCATCGGGAATCACCAACCGATTTTGAACAATGTGGATGATGCCGCAAAGAGGCGCTTCAATATCATTCCGTTTATCTTCCGTCCGGAAACTCCCGATAAAGATTTAGAAATCCGATTAAGGGCAGAATATCCAGCTATACTTCGCTGGATGATTGAAGGTTGCCTTGATTGGCAGGCAAACGGCCTGATGCGTCCTGAATCGGTGCGTTCGGCGACAACGAATTACTTCAACGATCAAGACCTATTCGGAGAGTGGCTTGCCGAGTGCTGCATCACAGAAAAGAGCAAGTGCGATACCAGGGCGGCGTTGTTTGAGTCTTGGGCCGCTTTTGCAGTTCAAAACGGGGAAAAGGCCGGTGGGGCAAAGACCTTCACGGCAACGATGGTCAAACGCGGCTTCGCGCCCGACCGGCAGTATGTGGGCGGCAAGACTCAACGGGTCTTTTTTGGTGTAAGTGTCCGGCATGACAACCCAAAGCACTGGCAGGATCAGGAGGTTTGAGAAAATGGAAACCGATTTTCGGACGTTTCGGACGGATCGGACGCATTTTCCCGCTAATCGCCCACGCGCGCGCACGCGCGTGTGTGTGGAGCTTCATCCGGAAAATCCGTCCGAAGTGGCCGAAGTGTCCGAAAGCGCCTTACCCATGGAACATTTTCATATCGACCTGGGACCACAAACCACCGGAAAGACTGACGAACAGGTGGAACGCGAGTCCCTGGAGTGGCTGGAGGGACTTGGCCGCAAACTCAGCGCCAAAAAGTCAGGGTTCAAATTCAAGCCGAGGAATGGCCGTGATCGTCGTCAGGGATAGCCGCGAACAAACCCCCTACCATTTCCAGGGGTACGCTTGCGAAGTCGCCGTCCAGGCCCTTGTGACCGGCGATTACTCCCTCCAGGGTTTCGAGGACAAAATTGCCGTCGAGCGCAAAGCCGTGGATGACTTGATCGGATGCCTGACCGTGGGCCGGGAGAGATTTGAAAAAGAGCTTGCCCGGTCTCGGTCACTCGAAAGATTCGCCGTCGTGATCGAAGCCAGTTTTGAGGAAATAGCCCGAGGGCAATACCGCAGTCGGATGAACCCGAAAAGCGCCGTGCAAACCCTTGTCGCGTGGCAGATCAGATACGGGACCACTTTCATCTTTGCTGGCAGTCGGAAAGCTGGGGAATACCTGACTTTTTCTATTTTGGAGAAGTACCTTCAGGAGATCGAAAAGAGGTTCAAGGCGGCCATGAAGGTGGGGAATAAAGGTGTGGCCCCGTGCCACGATTCCGGGGCCTCGTAACACCGACCATCATCGCCCCGGGGTCACTTCAAGGTGGAAATCCGGGCCTGATTTTCAAATGGGATTCACAATCCCATGGTCTCACTGGAAAAATTCAATGATTTCAACTTATAAATTTCACCATTCCCGGGCGGGCGGATTTCATTGCCACTGTGTTGCCACTTTTTCAAGAGCAACCCCCCAAAGTGCCGCACTTCATGGGCAGATCATGGGTTGACCGGAGTTGTAGCCATGAGCGGATATGTTAAACTGGCCGACAAAGACCTGAAGAGGCATGTTGACATTGTGAAGCGGGCGAAGATTGCCCGCGCAAAGCTCCGGGAACAGATCACCGGGAGACTGAACCAAGCGCAACGCCTCTTACTTGATACGATGGTTCCCATGGCACTTGAGCTTGATACCATGGCGCAACAGTATGGACAACCCGATTTTGACATGAGCAAGTACATGCAGCTTCAAGCATCCTTCCGGCAGTCGTTCGAGCGCCTACAGATTGGAAGCGGCAAGCGCCGTGGCTACAATAGCGCCCCTCGTGGCGGCTTCGACCTTGCGGGGGCCATCGATGCCTAAGCCTGCGAAGAAGGTCCGGGAAGACCGCAACGCCGCGATCATCGCCCGGTGGAACGCCCCCGGTGCCGAGGGGTTTTTCAACTGGATCGACGACATCAAGCCCCAGGTCTTGCACTCCGATAACAGATACCGCCCTGTGAGCCTTGAGGGCTGGCAACGCGACATCCTGGCCGATGCCCTGGCCGTGGATGCCATGGGCCTGTTCAAGCACACCCTGGCCCTTACACGGATGCCCAGGCGGCATAGCAAGAGCACGTTGTGGGCGCTCGTGGTCTTGTGGCTTGTCACCAGCCGGGAGAACTGGACTATCACGCTTTTGGGGAACTCCGAAGAGCATAGCACCAGGACGCAATTCAAGCCGATTCGGCGGATCATCCAGCACACCACGGCCCTTGCCCGCATGATCCCGGCCGAAGCCATGCTGAAGTTCTCCATCACGGTGCCGCATACCGAAAGCACCATCCAGGGCGGCGCATCGGGCATGTCCACGGCCTTTGGCGACAGGGTGAACGTCCTGTGGGCCTCAGACTTCCATCAGGTGGACAAAGAGGTCTTCGACGCCCTTTCCGGCAGCCTCCTGGACTCCGAAGGCACGCTGACCTTGATTGACGCGAACGCTGACCCCGAGGGCGGCCCGGTTCATGCCCTGGAGCTTTTGGCGGAAACGGACCCGAAGGTTTTTTGTCACGCCGTGGAGTACCGCGACTTCAAGGACTACTGCCGCCGTGCCCCGGCCTGGATCGACCGCGCCAAGGCCAAGCAGTTGCAACGCACGCAGTTGGACATGGCCTTTCAGCGCGACATCCTGGGCAAGCGCAGCGCCGCGAAAAACGCCCTGTTCCCGCCCGAGGTCATCACCCTTTGCAGATGTGAATTGCCGCATCCGTTCCCGGCGGATCGTATCCCGGAACTGGTGGCGAATCGGCGGTATTGCGTCGGCGCGGGCCTCGACAGGGCGAAGAAGCTTTTCGGCGGGGATGCTTCCGTCTGGACCACGACCTTGAAGACGACCAGCGAGGGCGGGGAACCGGAATATGTGGTGTTGCGCCAGCATGTTTTCGAGTTGAACACTGCCGCCGCGATCAAGAAGGTCATCACGGCCGACCACAAGGCGTACAAGCTGGATGCCGTGACCCTGGAGGCATACGAGGTGGCGGACCTTGAGCCGTGGCTTGTAGACCAGAAGATTCCGGTGGAAGTCGTATCCGCCCACGCCAAGAATCAGAATTTGAGCTTTGTTGAGTTGCACAACGTCGCCAAGGAAGGCCGTTTGCGGTTTTCGACGGACCTGGAGCAGCTTGCAACGGAGATGAAGACCTTCATTTACGAGGAAGCCCGCGACGGCAAGTACAGCTTCGGCCATTCCTCGCAGAAATTTCATGACGACACCGTTTACAGCCTGAACTGGTCCGTATTCGCAACCCGCGCCCGTGTTCTCCAGGTGTACGCCCTGGCCCGGCTGGTGTGTGCGTCGAAAAGCCAGCACCGCAGCCTGTGCTTCCTGATGGGCGGCCAGATGGAACTGCCGTGCAAGCACGACTGCCGGGCGTGGCATGAGGTTTCGGAGATGCATAGGGCATATTGCCGCCTGCGGGACGATCCGCTTTCCCTGTCCGAGTTCTTCACCACCTACGTCAAAGTGACCGGCCCACGGGTCTATCAGGCCGCATAGGAGGCTATCAGATGCTTTTTACCTCTCAAGTCCCTGCCCTTTTGCAGTCTGTGCTGGACGGTGCCCGAGCAAGCGCCACGGCGGCCCGTAAGGCGGACGCAGCCAAGCGCCTGGACTTCTTCCACGACGGCCAGCTTCCGCACCTCCTGGAGCAGCTTGAACGCAAATTCGCCCAGCCGGAGAAATTGACGCCGGTTTTCGTGAACGTGGTCAAAAAGATCGTCTGTCAGTTGGCCCTGGTCTACCTGGATACGCCGAAGCGCGAGGTGGAGGGTTCGGAGGCCGACAAGGAACTCTTCGCCCTGATCGTGGAGCAGGCGGACCTTGACGCCGTGATGAAAACCGCCAGCCGGTACGTCAAGCTCCTGAAGACCTGCATGATCCGGCCGGTGTGGCGAAACGGACGCCTGGACCTGGACCTTTTGACGCCGGACCTTCTGGACGTGGAAGTGGGCGACTCCCCGCGCGACGTGCTGAAGGTCATGGTCACGCACTATGCCGAGAACGGACGGCCCGAGGAAGTGACCTACAGCCTGTGGACCCCGGAGACCTGGAAGCGTCTGGACTGGCGCGGGCATGAGATCGAGGGCGGCCCGAATCCGTATGGCGTGCTTCCGTTTTTGCCGCTTTGGGACCGGACCCCCACGGACTCGTTCTGGCTTCCCGGCGGGGATGACCTTGTTTCCATGCAGGAGGCCATCAACCTGAAGCTGACGGACCTTCTGCATGTGATCGAGGCGCAAGGGTTCGGCCTGGGCTGGATCCGGGGTAGCGAGGGAGGCGGGACCATCGATGCCGGACCCGGCCAGATGGTGGAGCTTCCGGAGGGCGGGGAACTTGGTTTCGCAGCGCCCGAGGCCCCGATTGAAGAGGTGGTGGCGGCTATCGACAAGCTTTTGAAGTGGGCGGCCATCTCAAACGGCCTGAGTGCGGCCAGCCTGAGCACGGACCCCACCAGTGAAAGCGGCGTCTCCAAGATCGTGGGCAACCGGGAACTTGAGGAGATGCGCCGCGACGATGTGGGGCTTTTCCGGGGATATGAGAAGCGCCTTTTCGGCCTGATCCGCACCGTCTGGAACCATCACAGCCCCACGCGGAAGATTTCCGAGTCCGCCGCGTTGCGCGTGGATTTTGCGGACCCCAAACCCGAGACATCCGAGAAGGACCAGGCCGCGACGTGGGAACTTCTCCTGGGCATGGGCCTTATTTCGCCTGTGGATGCCGCGATGGAGCGCAATCCGGACCTTGCCACCAGGGAAGACGCCCTGGCCCACCTCCTGCGGGTGCGGGATGAGACGGCGGCCCTGACGGAAAACCGAGTTTAACCCGCCTGCGAGGGCGTAAATCATCGAAGGAGAGATCACCATGGACCAGGACCAGAACCAGAACACCAACCCGGACCAGAGCACCAGCGGGAACGGACCCGAGAAAACCGAAAAGACGGTGCCCTATGCGCGATTCCAGGCGGTGAACGATGCCAAAAAGCAGGCCGAAGAGACCTTGACCGGCCTTGTCGCGGAACTCCTGGAGGACATCCCGGAGGACATGCGCGACGTGGTGCCGGACCTTCCCCCGGCCCAGAAGATCAAATGGCTTCGTGCGGCCCAGAAAAAGGGCCTTTTCACCGTCAAGAGCGAACCGACCGGCCCGGACGCCAAGAGGCCCGGCGGCAAAACCGCCCCGGATTTCACCGGCATGTCCAGCTACGAAAAAATGTCGGCTGGCTACGGCCAAACCAAGTAACGAGGTAACGCACCATGGCTTTGACCCTTATCGAAGCGGCCAAACTGGCCCAGACCCCTTTGCAGGCGGGAGTGATCGAGACCATCGCCAAGAACAGCGGCGTGCTTGAGCGACTGCCGTTCCTGCCGGTTTCCAGCAACGCCTATACCTACAACCAGGAGCAGACCTTGCCGGGCGTGGCCTTCCGCGCCGTGGGCGAGAACTACACGGAATCCACGGGCGTCATCAACCCCGTGACCGAACGTCTGGCCATCCTGGGCGGCGTCTCCGATTACGACCGCGCCCTGGTGAAGACTCAGGGCAACGTGAACAACCTGCGGGCCGTCCACGACGCGATGAAGGCCAAGAGCGAAAGCCTGAAGTTCACGGCCACCTTCTTCAACGGCGACTCCGAGGCCAACCCCAAGGCTTTCGACGGCCTCCAGAAGCGCCTGACCGGCAACCAGGTCATCAACCAGGGGAGCACCAGCGGCGGCGATGCCCTGACCCTGGCCAAGCTGGATGAGCTGATCGACGCCGTGGTGGGCGGCCCGGATGCGCTTTTCCTGAACAAGCGCCTTCGCCGGAAGGTTTCCGACCTGGTTCGCGCCGCCGGGCAGTCCACGGAAGTGGTCTCCGACGCCTTCGGCCGCCAGTTGACCGCCTATGCCGGGATTCCCCTGGTGGCTATCGAGGCCGACGAGACCGGAACGGAAATCCTGGGCTTTTCCGAGGCCAACCCCGGGGGCGGCACGGCCGCTTCCTCCAGCATCTATGCCGTGCGCTTCGGCGCCGGGGAGTTCGTCTCCGGCCTGGAGTGCGGGGGCGTGGATGTGATCGACATGGGCCTTTACTCCGGCGGAACCGCCCTGCGGACTTTGATCGAGTGGATCACCGGAATGGCCGTGTTCCATCCCAAGGCCGCCGCCCGCCTGCGGGGCATCAAGAACGCTTAACCAACCAGATGGGGGCCGGGAAACCGGCCCTTATGAGGGACATATCATGTACGACTACAGTTTCAGCATGAAAGACGCCGGGCTTGTGGCCTCCAATGCCGCCGCCACCTTTGGGGGAGTCGCCAAGATTGCCGAGGTGGGCGAAGGCCGCGTGGACGGCCGCATGGTCCTGGACGTGACCGCCATCGAAGTGGACGCCGACGAGCTTTACAGCATCGCCCTCCAGGGTTCCGACGTGGCCGACTTCTCGACCGGGGATGAAAAGATCGAGGAGCTTGCCGTCATCAATCTGGGCGCGGCTGAGGTCGTCGGGGGGAACCAGGATAGCGCCGTTGGCCGGTACGAGGTGCCGTTCTCGAATGTCAAGCTGGGCGTGGCCTATCCCTACCTGCGGGTCTACACGACCGTGGCCGGGACCGTCGCCACCGGGATCAATTACACGGCCCGGCTTGAACCGTAATAGTTGACATGCTTTCCGGTTCTCCATGGCTCCACCGGAAAGCTTTTCATGCACCTGCTGGTACGGCCTTAAATCAAGGTGCGCTTCTCTCCGGGGGCGAAAAGGCCGACCCGGACCAGCCGGAGTTCGTAAATACCCGCCAGGGTTCCGGCAAAATTTCAAAGAGGGTGACATCATGCCGACCGTGACCAAAGGAACGAACAGTTACGTCAGTGAAGCCGAGGCCACGGCCTACTTTGCCGACCGCCTCCACGCCGACGCCTGGACCGCCGCAACCGAGGGCAACCGGCAGAAGGCCCTTATCATGGCCTGTAAGCTTCTGGATGGGCATATTGTGTGGGCCGGTTACAAGACCGACGACGCCCAGCCGCTTCAGTGGCCCAGAATCGGCGTTACCGGCATCGCCATGGATGTGGTCCCGGCCAGCGTCATCATGGCCCAGATGGAGCTTGCCTTGATCCTGCTCAAAACCGATGTGACGGCCCTGCCCGATACGGCCGGAATCAAGTCCCTGGAGGTGGCCGGGGCGGTCAAATTGAGCATGGACCCGGCCGACAGGGTGAAGGTCATTCCGGATTCGGTCTTTGCCCTGGTGTGCGGCTACGGGACCAGGACCGGCGGCCTGCGATCCATCACCGTGCGGCGGTAAGGCCATGCTCGACGACATCTTGAAATTTGAGCACCGCGTGGACCTTCGCGGCAACGCCCTGGCCGAAGAAATGGCCGCCGTTCTCGAAGCATCCCGGGAAAGCGTCATCGGCAAGCTGGCCAAGCTCCAGGAAAAGCACCTGACGGGGAAGGTCTTTGACCAGGAGTCCCTTGCCCGGCGGAAAGCCTTCCTGGAAGCCTTGCGCGTGGAGATCGAGAAGATTCTGGCCGGGGTCTCTTCGGAGTGGGCGGATAGCCTCCAGGCGGCTGGTGGGGACGTGATCCAGGCGGGCATGACCTCGACTGTCACGACCATGAACGCGGCCGTGGGGGCGGCCATCATGGTGCCGCAGCTGACGCCCTCCATCGTTTCGGCGTGGTTTGAGACCTCGACGGTGGACGGCCTTCTGATGAACGAGTGGTTGAAAAAGGTGGAGACCGCCACGGTGCAACGGATCGTCGCGGCTGGGCGGCAAGCCATGATCGAAGGGCTTGGGGTTCAGGCCACGGCCCGGTTGATCCGTAAAAACGGCGTGGAAGGGACTGTGCCCGGCCTGGAGGGATTGGCCCGCACCTTCACCGCGTCGGCCTCGAATTACGCCCGGGAGAAGATCGTCACGGAGAAGTTTTCCGACACCGTGAAGGGCTGGAAGCGCATGGCCGTGCTCGACGGCCGGACCTGCCTCGCCTGCGGGAGCATGGACGGCAAGACCTACGGCCTGAAAGACCCGAAGCCCGCCTTGCCCGCGCATTGGCGTTGCCGGTGCGTCTATTTGCCCATTCCCGTGACCTTCCGGGAGTTGGGGATTGATATGGACGAATTTGTGGGGGCGGATCGGACCACGGTCAAGCACTCAGGCAGGACCGTCCACCACAAGGACGGATCGACCTCGACGAAATTCAAGGTGGACGAAGTGGGCAAGGTTGCGCCCGATGCCACCTATCACACCTGGATGAAGCGCCAGCTTGAAGAAGGCCCGGCCTTCGTGCGCCAGGTGTTGGGCAAAACCCGTTTCGAGCTTTTCAAGTCGGGCAAGCTATCCTTGGAAAAAATGGCCGTCCACGGGAAGATCAAAAAGCTTTCGGAACTGTAACCACCAGGGGGAATCATGGACAGGATCACATGCCGCGAGTGTTATTTCTGGAATCCGCGTCAGGCCAAGGACACGGGTGCCGAGTGCCGGAAGTACGCCAAGGGCAAGGACGGCTGGGGGCGTACCCGGGATGACGACTGGTGCGGCGAGGCCAAGGCCCTGGAAGGCGAGAGGGCATATCATCCCGAAAAGCCCCGGTTTTCGTCCCAGCCGATTGGGATGCGCTGATCCCCAGGCAATGCCCGACATTCCCCGCCTCATCCCCCTGTGGGAACTTCTCGGATCAACCCGCCAGGAATACGAGGCCGCCCGCCCTTGGAAATCTACCAGGATGAGCAGGGCGGCCTATGAGACGCATATCCTCGACATGCCCCACGAGCAGCTTGCCGCGTTCCGGCTTGTGAATCAGGCTGAAAGGCTGGTGCGGGAGATTTTCCGGGTGGGCCGAACTGACGGCCCAGGAGCGGGCGCGGCTTGTCGCCGAATGGAGGGAGCTTACCGGGGAAAAGGTGCGGCAAGTTGCCGCACCCGCCGTCGGGGGGAAACAGCCCAGCGAACAAGGTATCCGTAAAACTGCTCGCGAACTTGGGATTGATGAACGCGACGTTCGCCGCTGCATGAAAATCGCCAGCCTCTCGCCCGAGGCCCAGGCCGTGGCCCCGTGAAAAAATGACCCCATGGAGAGGGAACCCCAGGGTCACTTTTTGCCGCCTCCCTGGTGGACAGCCCCTTTTCAACGAGCGCGTCCACCTTCTCGACGATCTTTTCAGGCGTCAGCTTGTCACCACTTGTCGCCACTTTTCCGCAAACATCCCCGATGGTTGGGGCGGGTGGGACATTTGTCCCACCGTCAAGGCGCTCGGCCCGTTTTCTGATCGTCTCCGGATTCACCTTCGTTTCAAAGACCCGTTCGATCTCAGCCGCGATTTCCCGGCCTATCTCCCGGTAGCCCTTGCCCGCCTCAAGTTCTTCCTTGACGCGCTGCTCAACCCACAGGGCGCACGCTTCGCTCATAGGCATCAGCCCACCACCTCCTTGAGCGTGCTCCGCCACCAGTCCAGGAACGGGTCACGGATGACCAGTACCTTGCGGCCGGAACCAGGGGTTTTTTGTTGCCTTCTGGCGGGTGGGCCGAAATTTAGGGTTGACTATCTACGTTTAAGTAGATATTTTTTTCTCCATGATGACCACCAAGGAAGCGGCCGAAAAGATCGGGATAAGCCCAGCGACGGTCCGCCAGCAAATCCTGGTAGGCCGCCTGACGGCCACGAAGATGGGCCGGGACTGGTTCATTGAGGAAGCCGAGCTTGAGCGGTATCGTCGTGAGCACCAACAAAACGGGCGTTCAACCCGATGGAAGGAGGCAAGGTCAAAAAAGACCCCTGAATAAAAACGGACCCCGGGAAGGACTGGCATCCCGCCCGAGGCCCTAACCACAACCCTACCACACGGAGGTAAGGCAATGGCTACCCAGATCACTACCCGTTTCGCGTCCACGTCTCAACCCTTCCATCTGGCCGATGTTCGCGCCTGGGCCATCCTCAAGGCTATTTGCGGCCACCAGCGGGCCTATTTTGGCAATGGCCGGATCAACCTGCCTACCGGGCCGGTGCGCCTGCCTGCGGCCGTTATGGAAGGCCAGGGGGTGCGCCATGTTTGAGGAGAAAAGCAAGACCCCCCTGGGGAAGATGATCGAGCGTAACATCACATTTGCCGTGGACGAACTCAAAACCACAAGCGAGCGGATGGGGTTCATCCGCCATGGCCTCAAAGACCCCGATGACATCGAGGGGGCCATGGCGTGCCTGTACCTGATCGAGACGCACCTTGATGAATTGATTCTGGACATCAAGGACAATATCGAGCGGGTCATCGAGCTTGACGCCATAGCCACGGGACAGGGGCTTTTCGTTCCTCGGACCCGGCACGAGCAAGCGGCCATCGAAGCCTTGAAGCGGGCACAGACCGCCGATTCCGGTTTTCATCTTGTCCGCTTACCCTTGAGTGAGGTCATGTGCCGGGCCGTCCTCGCGGCCGAGAAGGCTTTCACGGAGAGGTGCGAAAGCGTCCTTATCAGTGACGAAGAGGTGTCCGCCGTGGTCGAGGCCGTGGCCGAGGAAGGCCAGGAGGCGGACCATGCCTAGCCTCGTGGAAATCGACGACCTATTCAAAGAGGCAACGCGGCCCTTGCAATCGTTCATCAAGATATGTGCCGACATTCTCCCGGCGGGCGTGGAGTGCTCACTCCCTGCCGTGGGCGACGTGCTTGAGTCCCTACTACGCGATGCAACGGACGTTTTCCGAGTCCGGCTCATAGCGGCAACCCCCGATTCCGAGGACGATCCGTCATGACCACTGTGGAGCGCAAAGAGATCACCCGGGCGGCCCTGGCCCTGGAACTTCTGGAAGGCCAGCTTTCGGCCCTGGCGGACGGAACCAAGCCCGTGCCCTCCCTCAACATCCAGGGGGCGGCCTACCTGATCGGGTTGACCGCCGCACGGCTGGGGCAAGTCCTTGGCAACCAGGAGGAAGTCCCGGCGTAA